TCATAGGAAGAGTTAACTGTCAACTATGCCAAATGCGCGTGATAATACGTGAAAGCTTTAAGTATGATCGAAGGCGTAAAATGCCAGGCTCAACTGCCGCTAGAGGCAGTTGCTATGTAGATCAATTTTCTGCATCTGTTCGAAAAACTTGGACTGAGCAAATACTGCAAAAGTGGACCGGCAGATGCTATTACACAGGTCTTTTGATTGAAGTAGGCTCTACTGCTGGTCTTGACCATAAACTACCAGTTTCAAGAGCCGCCTCTTTTGGACCTACAAAAGTATTTCACCCAGACAATCTGGTGTGGGCTCATAAATCAGTAAACATCTTGAAAGGAGACATGACAGCGGACGAGTTTGCGGTATGGCTGCGCCAGGACCTTCCCGCTGCTTTGGCGACAGCAACAGTCGCCGCCTAAACTGATTCATAGCCTGCGCGTATCAAGCTGTGTATAGCGGATACAACTTTTACGACCGCCCGCTAGCTCAGCGGACTGTCACGCAAGTCACCGATCCGAACACGGCATGGTTCGCGCAGGAACCTCACTGGATATTGATAGAGGATCTACTGCAGGGCACTTACGGGATGCGCAAAAAGCATCGCCGTTACCTGCCACAGGAACCACGCGAGCTGGACGAGTCCTATGACAACCGCCTAGCTCGTAGCGTGGTGCCGCCCTTTTATCAGCGCCTTGAGCGCATGATGGCTGGGATGCTAACCCGTAAGCCCGTGCGGCTTGACGACACTGCCGACATCATCCGTGAGCAGTTGTTTGACGTTGACCTGCAAGGCAATGACCTCAACGTCTGGACCTATGAAACAGCCCGCAAGATGGTCCGTTATGGGCACGTTGGTGTCTTGGTGGATGCACCGTCTGATGGGGGTAGACCTTACTGGGTGTCATACACGCCACGGCAGATCCTTGGCTGGCGCACTGAACAGCAAGAAGGCAAACAAGTCCTGACACAGCTCAGGCTGTCAGAGATTGTGACGATTCCCGACGGCATTTACGGCGAGAAAGAAGTGCAGCAGGTGCGGGTGCTAACGCCTGGTGAGTACCAGTTGCATCGGCAGAATGCCACCGGCGATTTCAGCGTGGTAGACGAAGGGCGGACCAGCTTGTCCCAGATTCCCTTTAGCGTTGCTTACGCCCAGCGGCATGGGTTCCTTGAATCGCGCCCACCGCTTGAGGACATTGCCGAGCTAAACCTCAAGACCTACCAGATCCAGTCAGACCTAGACAACCAACTGCATATCAGCGCCGTGCCCATGCTGGCGTTTTATGGTTTCCCGTCTGCTGCAGAGGAAGTGAGCGCCGGTCCTGGTGAGGCGATTGCATTTCCTGCTGATGGTCGTGCGGAGTACATCGAACCGCAGGGCAAGAGCTTTGAAGCACAGTTCCGCCGCCTAGAGCAACTGGCAGGGCAGATCAACGAGCTAGGGCTGTCAGCAGTTTTGGGGCAGAAGCTCAGCGCCGAAACTGCAGAAGCGAAGCGGATTGACCGTAGCCAGGGTGACAGCACCATGATGGTGATTGCACAGAACGTGCAGGACCTCATTGATAACTGCCTGCAGTTTCATGCGCAGTTCATCGGCAACGCCACCGCTGCCGGCAGCTCCTACGTCAACCGTGACTTCCTTGGCGCACGCCTTGAACCGCAAGACATCCAAGCTCTGCTATCGCTTTACACCGCTGGCACCATCAGCCAAGAAACCCTCCTGCGTGAGCTAGCCGAGGGCGATGTCCTTGGCGATAATTTTGATGTGGACGAGGAACTGGAGGCAACTTCTAATGGCGGGCTGGATTTACAATCTGCTGAACAGGCTGATCGATTGGTTGGTGGACTGGGCGATAATGCTGGAAGCGAAGACCCAGAAGATGCAGATACCGCCGAGGAAGCAGGAGCTTGATTACACGATGGGCAAACTGCCGGAAGAGATTTTGGCAGTTGTACGGATGACGTATTACAAAGACGGCAAACCTGCTGAAGTAGATGAAATGGTGATTTTGGAAGATGGGCAAGATGGTTACGACGCCTTTGCTTCTACAATCACCGGCGCCTTGACGCGTGGCGCAAACGTTAGTATCCGGTCGCAGTACAAGCCCAGTCAGCTTGGCATTGAGCCATGAGCACACCTGAGGCGTTGTTTCGCAATGCGATTGACCTGAATCGCTTCAGCAATAGTGTTGCTCGGCGTGTGATCAATGCTTATAACGACATTATTATTGATGCAGTCAATCAGTTGCGAACGATTGATGAGCTTGCTGCACCTGTCAAGGCTGCAAGGCTGCGTGGCATTTTGGCGCAACTGAAGGATAGTCTGGGCACTTGGGCTGGAGATTCAACGGAGCTGACGGCGCTAGAGCTGCAGGGTATAGCCCAGTTGCAATCGGAGTTTGTATCGGAAGAGCTGCGTAAGGCGTTACCCGCAGGCGCACGCAACATCGTCAACACGGTAGAAATCAGCCCACAGTTTGCGCAGAGTGTGGTGACCACTGACCCCACACAGCTGAATGTGGTGGCACTTAGCGATGATCTCTTTGCCGCAGTACAGGGCGCACCGCAGACATTTAGCCTCACGGCTGCTCAAGGTGCCACCATCACGCTGCCCAACGGCGAGGTCGTTAGCAAGGCATTTCGTGGCATTGCGGTGGACCAAGCTGAGCGGTTCAGCCAAGTTGTCCGACAAGGCTTGCTGACAGGTGAAACGACGCCAGCCATTGCTAAACGTTTGATCGGCAGTTTGCAGTTTGGTGAACGTGCCAAGACCGTCAGGGAAATTGCGGCAGCAGGCGGTCAGGCAACAGCTATAGCCGACAATCAGATCGTCGCGCTAGTCCGCACCAGCATCAATCAGGTAGCAAATACCGCTAGCCAGCAGGTGTATGAGGCAAACCAAGACATCACGAAAAAGTACCGCTACGTTGCCACGCTTGACACCAGGACAAGTGCCATCTGCCGAGCGTTAGACGGCAAGGTGTTTGAGTATGGCAAAGGACCGACCCCACCGCAGCACTTCAACTGCCGTAGCACCACCGTGCCGGTCATTGACTATAAGGAGCTTGGCTTTGACCCACCACCGCCAGGACGCCGTGCTGCACAAGGCGGTCAGGTTCCAGCTAACACCAGCTACGGCAAATGGCTATACGACAAGATGCCAGGCGAATCCAAAGCAGATGTGCTTGCCCGTCAGCAGCAAGCGCTGGGCAGCAAGGCTCCCTACTTCCGCAAGCTGGCGGATAAATATGGTGCTGATGCCGCCATCGCCAAGCTGGTTAGCAAGGATGGCACAGAGCTAACCTTGGACCAGCTCCGGGCTCGTTATGGACCAACCCGTTCTTAAATACACTTACGCCGATGGGCGCAAGGCATCGGAGTTTGAACTGCGCAATGGTGCTGAGGTCCGGTACGTCCAGCAACCTGATGGCACAGGCGGTTGGTACGATAGAACCGGCGTGATGGTTGCTAGCAATGCCCCTGAAGCGAGGCAAGAGTCAGGCAGTAATCTCCCAAAACATCAGCCGGGAGATCAAGGCAGGCAAGCCGCAAAAGCAAGCGGTGGCAATCGCTCTAGCAAAAGCAGGAAAAAGCCGGAAGCGCAAGCCGAAAGCCAAGTAGCATGAAAGGGTCATTGCTTTAAGTCAATGCCTGGGCATTACGGCGACATGAAAGCTAAGGGTGGCGGCAAAGCCAAACCCATGATGGCTAAGGGCACAAAGAAAAAGGGAGGCAAGAAAAAGTGAAGCGCGGTGACAGGGTGAGTTGGATGTACCAAGGCACCCGCACCTTTGGCGTAATTACCAGCATTGGCGGCGAACGCGCCACTATTGCTACACGCAGTGGTGGCAGTGTTACTCGTGTTGGCAGTCAGGACGATCCAATCGTTCGGATCAAATCTGAATCAACTGGCAACGCAGTCATCAAAAAACGTTCGGAGCTGAAGGCAGCACCCCGTCGATGATCACCTATCGCGGCGAGCAGTTTGACGGCTACAACAAGCCGAAGCGCACGCCAAGCCACCCAACCAAGTCCCATGCCGTACTTGCAAAAGACGGCGAGACGGTCAAGTTGATACGGTTTGGTCAGCAGGGCGTTAGTGGCAGCCCGCCGCGACAAGGTGAATCAAAAGCAGCAACAGCAAGGCGTGCCAGCTTTAAGGCACGTCATGCTGCCAACATTGCTAAAGGCAAGATGTCTCCTGCGTATTGGGCTGACAAGACAAAGTGGTAGCCTCCTCGCAGTGGATCCAATCTTTAAGTTCTGCAACGTAACGGCGTAAGTCCTGGGCTTTGGCAGCGTGCCACCCGCAACCCGTCCGTCGCAACAGATCCTCATGCCGATCAATAGCATCAAGCATCTGTTTGATCAACGGGTTCCAGGGTTCCCGTATTGGCGTATTGAATTCTCGTTTTGACACTTTTGTGTCAGAAGCTGTACGATCGCAGCGTAACTAAGCCTGTGGCTAGTCCATGTCTGATGAAGCACAAGCTCCTGTGGAGCAAAATGCAGAAGTAGCCAACATGCAAGCTGAACTTGACGCCATGCGGCGCAAGAACTCAGAGTTGTTGGACGAGTACAAAAAAGCCATCGCCCAAGCAAAGGCTGTGCCTGATGGAGTCAATGTTGACGAGCTGCTGGAATTCAAACGCAACTACGAGCAACAGCAACTTGAATCACAAGGCAAGTATTCAGAAGCAAGACAAGCTCTGGAGCAGCAGTTCCGTGAGGCGACGGCAGAAAAGGACCAGCGCATCAG